TCTCGTGGTGCTTCTGGTGCCAACGGAACATCATCGGCGGCAGCAACGGATGGAACACAGCGTGCTTTTACAAGAACTTTGTTTGAGACCGTTCAGCAATCCATTTTTAACAATGCTGGTCCTGGTACCAAAACGGTTATGATGACAACTGGTCAAAAGATGATATTTGAAACCTTTGACTGGTATGCAACAGTTAAGCGTCAAGACACATCGGACGGGCGTTTAACAGCGGCTCTTGAGATCATTGCAACCTCTTTTGGTGAAGTGAAGGTTGTTTTGAATGCGTTTTCTCGTGCGCGGACGGTTCACATTTTGGATAACGACATGTGGGAAGTTCCGTTTTTGCGTGAATTGCAAGACGTTCCTTTGGCTAAAATTGGAGACAGTGAACGCTTTATGATTCTTGCAGAGTATACTTTGCAAGCCAGCAACGAGCGTGCCTCTGGCGTTATTGCAGACTTAACCTAAACACAAACGAAAGGTTCTTTTTATGGATAAGAAATCAATGAATCCTCCCGTTAAAGGCCGCAGTATGCCGAATAACGCGAAGAAACCAGGTCAGGAAAGTATGTTTGCGAAATGCAAGCCTACACCTATGATTGACCCTAAGTTTAAAAAGAAGTAATGGAGAGGGGGGGAGGGTCTTCCCTCCCCTTTTTTGTATGACAGAGATTGTTAAAAGACAGGTTATAAACGGCATTAAAACAGATTTGGTTTTGGATGGTGACGATGTTCACGTTCATCGGTCTTATGTTGGCGATACGCAAAAAAAGATCAATGAATCGCGGCAGGATGCTCGGGATGCTAGTAAAAAAATGTGGCATGGCAATAAAGATCATGTGCCTATGTTTCGTTTAGATGAATTGGAATTGGCTTTTATTCGTAAGCATTATGGTCGTGACATTACAAAAGACGTGCCTGAATTGATACGGGTTATTGAAAAGCATTTTCCACACGCAAAAGTTTTTCATGGGAGTATGGTGTGACAATAAAACGCAGAGGGCGACCCCCTAGAATTATTAAAAACCAAGACGGTGAACACGTTTTGGTAGAAAACAAAGAGACGTTGCAAGACACGTCAGACTCTGTTGATCCTTTTCAGGTTGATGAAAACGCCTTGCGGGACAATGATTTAGACTTTTCTTGCGTCAAAAACAAGAATGCGAGTGGCATGGATTTTTCTGGGACAGACTTTAGCGGGTATGATATTCGTGGGTTTGTGTTTAATCGGTGTAACTTCACGGGATGTGATTTTACTGGATCATGTTTGCAGGGTGTGGTTTTTAAGGACTGTACGTTAAAAGACATTGTCACGACGGATGCCGATCTCAGATGGAGCAGTTTAGATGCCAGTTGCCATCAGTAGTTATTCAGAGTTGGTTGCAGCCATTCGTCGGTATTTTCCTCGCAGTGACGATATAACGGCGGATATTGATTTGGCTATAGCCTTGTTTGAAAACTATGTAGATACGTCGTTTTGGCCTCAGGAAAAGAAAAATGAAGTGTCGCTTTCAGTGACAACGGGGTCATCTACGGTAACATTGCCTTCGGATGTTTTGAGCGTTTATGATGCTACAATTTCTGGGAATCAGACATTGCGGTCTGGGTCCTTGAAAGACATTCGGGAAGCGAGAATGACGGGATACTCTGGTAAACCAGAGGTTTATGCGGAAAAGATCACGCATAGCAACGTTTCAAATACGGATGTTATAACAAGTGCGTTAGAATTTTATCCCACCAGCGACTCGAACTATACGATGGATGTTGTGTATTGGATGAAACTGTTGCCATTAAGCAACACACAGACGACAAATTGGTTATTGAGGTTGGACCCATCTTTATATTTGTATGGGTCGTTAGCGCATATCCCGCCGCGATTTGGTGATGAAAATAAGATGGCGACGTGGCAGGGTATGTTTGATCGTCGTTCTTCAGCATGGTTTAGCCGTGAGACTGTAAGAAAGACAGTAAGTGAGCGTGTATTTAGGCGTCCAGCAGGTCTTATATGACGTTTACGGATATGGTTCCTTTTGGCCCATGGCGGCCTGATATGGGGTCGTATAGGAACGATGGCAATCTTGTCATGGCTAAGAACGTGTTGATTCAGGGTACGGATTATGTCCCTTTTAAGACATTAAGTGAACAGACGGGTGCACTTCCCAGTGATGTGATTGGGGCGGCTCGGTTTCAAACGCCTCGTGGTTTGCAGTATATTTTTGCTGGAACAAAGACAAATCTTTATTTGCTAACGGGATCAAATACATGGTCTGACGTGAGCGGAACAACGTACAATTCTGCGGCGACAGATTGGCGGTTTGATCTTTATGATGAAGTGGTTTTGGCGACAAACTTTGAAAATGTCCTTCAGCGATATGACACGACTGTAGGGGGGACGTTTGGGAATTTAGCGGGTAGTCCACCTCGGTGTCGGGATATTGCGGTATCCAATTCATTTTTGCTTGCCTTTAACCTTGTAGACGGTGGGACGGATCGTTACACCCGCCTGAGATGGTCAGCACAGGGCCTCATAACGGACTGGACGACCTCAGGACTGGGGGCGGGCTTTAATGATGTTAGAGAGGACGTAGGAGGCACTGGGCAGCGTGTGATGGCCCTTAATGACTATGCGGTGTTGTTCTTTACGGATTCCATTTATCGGGTGGAATATATTGCCCAGCCAGCATCGTTTGGATTGCGGCCTTTGCCAAGGGGTCGTGGGACGTTAGCCCCCAATTCTCTTGTGAGGGATGGGAGTGTTATTTATTATTATGGGACAGATGGGTTTTATGCCTTTGACGGGACAAATTCTGTACCTATCGGGGAAAACAAGATTGATCGGTATTTTTATGATCTTGTGGACTTTGGAAAGTTAAAAAGCATTCAGGGTGCCCGTGATCCTGTGACTAAGAATATTTTATGGAGTTTTGCGTCTATCAATTCTCCCAATGGGTATCCTGATATGATGGTATCTTATAACACGTCATTGCAGGAATGGACGGTCATTCAGTATCCTGTGCGGTTTTTGTTATCGTCGTACACGACAGCCCAAACGCTGGAGACGTTAGAGACGCTTTACGGGTCTATTGATAACATTCCTGGGTCTTTGGATGATCCGATTTATGCGGGGGGTTTGCGTGTGTTTGGTGGGTTTTCGTCAAACAACAAGTATGGGGTATTTAGTGGTGCATCTTTGGAAGGTGAATTGCACACAGAGGATTTTCGGTTAAATAAGAATGGTCGGGCGCATTTAAGTGGCCTTCATGTGGTTACGGATGCAACGGTTATGGTGGCAACAAATCACAGAAACCTGCAGACAGAGATGCCAACGCAAACGTCGTTTGGTGCCATAAACACAACAACGGAAAACGTAAACTTTGATGTAATTGCGCGTTATACGCAGTTTGTCATTAAGTTATCGGGCACGTGGACACGGGCCAAGGGGTTTATGGTTGAGTTTAGACCTACGGGGAATGAATAATGGCCGTTAATACCTATGAACGTGTGCCTAAGGTTTACAATCCTGATGACATTGATCTGGTTAAGATGACGCGCATCTGGGATGGGATGATGGAGGGTCGCTTGAATGTAACGGGTGAGTTTACCATTGCGCCGCAGACCACGTCCACAACGGTTACAAATGCAAGAATGAGAGCAAATGCGTTAGTGTTTTGGGTTCCATTGACGGCAAATGCAGCAGGACATACCGTAGATATGTACCTTGCGAACAGAAATAATGGGTCTTTTGTTTTGACCCACGCATCAAAAAACCATACAGACATGAATTATGGATACATCATTTTAGGGTAGTCATGGATGATTTTAAGATAAGACTAGCCGATGTAGAGGATTTTCCTTTGGTGGAAAGGCTTTGTTATCAGTTTTTTTCTGAGACCATGTATAAAGTGCTTGATTACAGTCAAGAAAATACACTAGAGATGATAAGGGACTGGCAATATATCCTTTTGATTGAAACAGGGGATGGTGTGCCAGTTGGGTTTTGTTCCCTCAATGTTTGTCATACGTATTATGTGCAGAAGGAGGGCGATGTGGACAAGTTTTACATTGTTCCTGAGTTTCGCGGCACGGTTGCATCCAGAATGTTAGCGGGTTCTGTTGTGAAGTTAGCTAAGGCTTTAGATGCAAAAATTGTGTATGCTTTGTGTGGTTCTGGTATAAGTGAAAAAACAGATCGATTGTTTCATAACTTATGGGCAAAATTTGGCTTTAAAAAACTTGGCGTTTTAATGATGGGGTGATGTATGGGTGGTATTTTTAAAGGCAAAAAAGGGGTTAGCACCACAACCACGACAACTTCCGCCCCTGCGTATTTGAATCCTCAGTTA